TTTCTAGTATTATATAGGACGCCGCTGCACCCTCTACTGCATTCTCTAGTACAAGAGAACCAGTGCCATCTTCCAATGACATTTGATGTGATAACATATCCAAAGAGTTGTCATCTTCAATAACATCAATCTCTGCAATCCCTGTGTCAAGTGCTTCTGAAGCATACTCAAAGGTTTTGCATTTTAACTTATATGTAGGTAGATTCTGCACTTGGTAAAATGGGTCATCATGGTCTACAAAAGTAATTTCAAATAACTTACTCGCCTTTGGAAAGTAAATTAAGTCTCCCTCATTGGGGCGAGAAGATTCGATAATATTATTGTCAATCGAAACGAACTGTTCCCACCTTCTCCTTGCAACTACAAAGGTTGCATCGTCCTGTATGTCTAAACCAAACTTAGACATGAGTTCTTTTTCACCCTCATATCCGTCAATTGTTTCCATATACATTTCGATAAGATATGCATCTTCAAACGAAGAACCAATATCTTCACCAAAGATTTCATCAGTACCCGCCAACTTACGAGGAATATAATAAACATCCTGTCCGTAAATACGAAGTTGCTCTATGATTAAATCTTCATAGAGAGCCTGTTCTGGTCTTGTACCTGTATCGAAATATACATTCGTTGGCATAACTTACCCTATCATATGCATAGGCGGTAGTTCATATGCAAGTTGAATTTGTTCTTCCAACTTGTCAATCTCTTCCTGTGCCTGTGTATAAATTTGTTCACCGTTTAGTGCAACACCACCCAACATCTGAATACCTTGAAACTTAGAAAGGTTTGCACCCCATTGTTTCTTAATCAATTGAGTTGCATACTTCTTCAAAAAGATATCATCCCATACGTCAGAATATGTCGCTGGATCAATCTTACGATAACATTCGATAATCAACCAATCATTATCTACATAGTCTGTCTGGAAGTCTGCATCTAAATATAATCTGTTTTGATGTTGGTTGTGACGAATCACAGTCTCGCCAATAAGAATATGATCTAGAAAATCTAGATGTTGCATTGTCATTTCATAGTGAATAACTGAGGTTGAACTGAAATCATACAAGTCATTCAACCTTAACTGATAACGAATGTCAAACATATTCAATGCTTGTTTATCAGTCAGAGGGAATACCTTTACGATAGATATGATAGAACTTGGAACAGGAATATAGTTCTTCTGTTCATACCAAGTTGCAGTTGTAGAACCATCCACATCTGTTACTGCCGTTCCACCATCATTACCTCTTGCACGAGTGATATCTGCTGCACTAATTTGGTATTTCAGATATACTCTTTCAACACCATCGTAATGATATTGTGAAAAGTATTGAAGTGCTTCGTCAATTCTATCTTCAACTTGGTCTGGATCTACATTGATTTCAATAACTGGTTTACCTAAACTCCTTAAGCACCATTCCTTAAAATCTGTTCTTGTTGTTGGTATTGCCATATTTTCTTATCCTAATGCTATTGCTACTGCAATGGCGAAACCTTCAGTTGTTCCACCGCCACCGGCATTTGCAACCTCTACTACTGTTCCATCAGATTTCTTTGTATAAATTTTCTGATCAGCAGAGTTGACTGCAACCTCGCCGATTTCCAAATCGCTCGAAGAAGGAATTGAAGTCGCAGTCTCCGAGCGTTTTGGTTTAATCGCAATAGTCATAATGTTTTATCTCCAATAATACTTATTAGAATGTTCCACCGTCAATACTTGTAGCAAAAGAAAGTGTATCAGTGTTTGCGGTATAAAACAATATACCATCATCAGAACCACCACCGTCAAGAGCAGATAAAGTATTGGCAGAGTTCGCAACCAGAACAGAACCTTTTGCAACAGATGTCAATCCTGTTCCACCACTTGCAACAGCAATTGTGTCTGCGTTCCATGTTCCAGTTGTGATTGTTCCCAAAGTAGTAATGGATGATTGTCCAACATATGTTGAAGCAATATCAATTGCATTTGCAGATACAGAAATTCTGTTTGAAGTTCCTACTGCATCAATTGTGTTACCAGTTTTTGTTAAACCGTTACCAGCAGAAATCTGTCCGGCACCAGAGAACTGATCGAAGGTAATGTTAGTTGTTCCAAATGTTGGAATTCCGTTGTGAGTTGCAACATAACCGTTATCAGCGTTTGCAGTTCCCTCTTCAACGAATGTGAATACACCACCAGTTAATTCAGCGGCATCGTTTGCATCTGGTGTTCTTGTAAGAACAAATGCAGCAGAACCAGAACCAACAGTTGTTACCTTATAGATACCATTCTGTGTTTGTGTTGTTTGGTCTTTAACAAGAACTCTGTCGTTCAATACAAGTGAAACCCCATCAATAGAGATTGCACCGTTTGAACCAGCAGTCAATGTGCCTGCACCATTACTGTAAGTTGCAGACAAGTCAGCAGTTGTAGCAACACGAACTGATTCTTTAACATCTAGTCCGTTTGCAACACTGTCAACATAAGACTTGTTTACGAGTGAGTCTGAACCAAATCCAGCACGGCCCTCATAACCAGAAGGAACTGTGACTGTTCCTGTTCCGTCTGGAGCAAGTGTCAAGTCACCGTTTGTGTCTGTGGTCGAAATTGTATTCGCATCAACTGTAATGTTATCAACATCAAGTGAAGTGATACCATTCAAGTCTGTCTGAGTTCCACCCAATGCAACTGTATCAGAACCGATTGTTACAGAACTGTTTACAAGTTTCGCATTTGTGATTGAACCAGCAAGTTGTGCGTTAGTGATTGTGCCTGTCAACTGTGTGGTTGCAATCGAAAGTGCAGCCTGATGTTGTGTTACAGAACCTTGTGTGATATTTGCGTCTGGCACATTTGCCCAAGTAACAACACTAGACAAGTCGTTTGTCTCAGCAGTCAAGTATGATTGTAAATCACTAATCTGTGATTCAGTGATAGACAATGCTGCTTGGTGTTGTGTTACAGAACTCTGAGTGATGTTTGCATCTGGAACATTTGCCCAAGTTACTGCAGCAGTCAAGTCGTTTGTTTCAGCAGTCAAGAAACCAGAGTTTGCATTTGAATAGTTTGCCAAGTCATTGTCTACAACCAAGTCAATTGCACCGTCACCGGCATCGTCATAAGTTGCAGTCAGTCTTGTGTGTGAACCGTTTGTTACTAACTGTGCCGCAGTAATATCTTCAACTGCTTCTGCTGTTACTGCATCTGCAAAAGAGAGTTCACCAGAACCATTTGTCTGTAGGAACTGACTTGCAGAACCATCAGAACTTGGTAGTGTAAAGGTTACACTTGCACCTAGTGAGTTTGGTGCTTTCAATGCAACATGGTCAGTTCCGTTTGAAGTTCCTTCTTTGAACTTCATCGAACCACCAGTTGTTGAGTTATTACCAACAATGAAATCATCTACTGCTTTGTTACTATCAACAAGGATAGCAGAACCAGCAGTCAGAGTTCCAGCGGTATGGTCAATAAGGTCGTTATACGCTTTACCACCGATTAGTTTTACTGTAGAACCATCACCGATATAGAATTTCTCGTTGCCGTGGGTATAGGCGAGTTCACCGTCTGCAAGGGATGATGGCGCAGTTGATCCAGTAGATCTTTTAATTTGTAGGGTTAATGCCATTTTTTTATCTTCCTATTTGTTAAAAACTTCCACCACTCAATACGAGATTTCCAGTGGTTGTATCAAGTTCGTTTCGGGCAGTCCACTTTCCAGTAGATGAACGATACTGTAACAAAGAACCATCTTGCACTGGAAAAGATGTTACATCAACATCAGATAGTGCAGAGAGTTGAATTGATGCAGCAGATGCCTGAGAACCAGTATCCCCTTTCGGGCCTGGCACTGTTACACGAGTTACTTGTGGTTGGTTTCCCTGTGATACAGAACCCACCACACTTCTTCTAGTATTTACTGTTGCAGTGATTGCCATAGTTCTACCTTGATACGCTTGGGTTTACAGTTGCAATACCTTCAACCACTCTTGTTTTAGAACCAGGAGAATCTGTTATGACTAAATCATAAACATATCTACCAGCCTCAAGAGCAGTGGTTTGCGTGTCTGTTAGTGAAATTGTGATTTGACCAGAAGTTCTTGGCGATTCAAATGTAGAGGTAAATGTTGTTGCAGTTGACGATTGATAAGTTTTACGAATCATCGCAAGTGCAGTGTAACTTGTCAAATCAAGTGCAGAACCAGTGCTGTCGTTGATTGTCACCGTAGTAGTGAAATCAGCACCTTGATCTATGAATAAATTAGAAATTGTTGCCATCGAACACAGTCTCCTTCTTCATCTATTTATAAGGATTGTGTGTTAGATGTTTTGAAAATACCCTCTAAAGAGAGTATGTTTCATGCGTTCATTTATTCTTCAACACTTGGAGTGTCTGCTAAAACCTTTTCATTCCATGCAGTAACAACTGCATCAGTATGAACCGCAGCTGCAATCGCTTGAACTTCTGCACTTTCACCAGAAACATCTGCGCCTGGAGAAACAATATGTCTACTAAATGTTCTGGAAATTTCTGTTCCATCTTCTTCAATAATTGTAGCAGTTCTCACTTGGATTTGCTTGAATTGACCTATAATTTCAATTTTATCTTCTTCTGTTCTTTTAGTTATTGCCATTTTATTTTCTCCTATCCGTTCTTAGAATCCACTAAGAATAATTTAAGCACTTGTTGTATATGTAAATGTAGAATTAAGATAAACAGTTGAACCTGTTGGAACTGGTGTTCCTGTCCAACTTGACAAATCCCTTATTCTATAATAAGTTATATTAGTAGAATTATCACTAATAAAACCTATATTATATTTATCTGTTCCTGTAATAGCAACATTATAAGTCATTGGCACCGCAGCAACTTCATTTTGATTAGCAGATGCAAAAGGTAAACCATCTATTCTTAATGTGCCTGTATGACCAGACATATTAACATTTGTAAATTGGATTGTAGTTTTTACTGTATTACCAATCTTAGTATAAAAACCAGAACCATTTACTGGCGTTCCGCCTGTAGTTCCAAATATTGTTGGAGTAAACGTGCCTTCTTCATAATCGTCTAGGTAATTTGAACCAGCATCAAAAGATACACCAGAATCATTAACTCTCAACGCCTCTGTAGATGAACTATATGTTCCATTTGCAGAATCATAAAATCTAAAACTAGATGCATCAAAGTGAAGTTCCATATATGAACTTGCAGAATTATTATATGATCTGATTTCATTGACGCCAGCTCTTGCAGCTTGTTCAATGGTAACTCTATCCCCTACAGTCAAATCATTCCCTACAGTAAAATCACCAGCAATGTCAATATTCGTATCTAGTTTCGCAGAAGTGACTGCACCAGCAGCAATCTTTGCAG